TTAGCCTGAATAGCTGTGCCTGAAGAATTATAAACATCTAGTCTGTTATTCGACAAGGCGAAGATCGCTACTTCATCATTGGAAAAAATAAATGGTACGATTCGTGTTTCACGAGTACCAAAAGTTGCTGTGTAAGTTGTGCCAGGTCTACGCATAACGCCACCTTCATCAAGAAGATACCAGTTTCTGCATTGTTTCGCTCCATCAAAATATGCCTTCGCATCTGTACGAGCAGTTAAAAGGGGATTTAATTCACCAGCCGAAAAGTTGGTTAATACTGTTCTGATTTGCCTAGCCATTCAATCCAAAGCCACTTGTACGGGTTGATCGTCTTTCTTCAGCAAAACGATTTGTAGCAAGTTGCTTGGAAGTTGTTTCTTGAGAATCTGTGTTTCTAGCAATCAGTAATTGTCTTTCTGCCAGTTCATCAAATTGCTTTATCATACCAGCATCTCTAGCAACAGCTCCAGCATAAATACTTGCTAATTTATATTCTAAAGCAAGACGAAAATAGGGAGGAAACTTACTTTCGTCTTGCCTAAAAATATAATCCATAATAACAGTGCTTGCAGAACCATAACCGTCTACATAAATTTTGTCCTCATAACGAGCATAAGGAAGAATGGAATCATTACAGCTTACTGTAATAATTTGTAATACTAAGGGATCGGTTGGCATTTGATAGGCATATTCCCATCTGCCAACGGGAGTTGCTGTTAAAAGGGATAGTTGTTTTTGACCAGAGGCAAATCGCCATCTGTGTCGTGTTAGGGTAGCTTCTACTATTTCTTCATAAATGTTATTTGTAACCAGACCTTCCGTGCTGTCATCTGTAAAGGATGAAATCGGAGATGCTCCGATCATTACTAAAGCTCTTGCTGCCACATCTACTTTTGTTACTGCCATATTATCCTTTTAATATGGGGGAATAAATCCCCCATATATGTATTTGCTCTCGATACTAAGCCAATATTACTGTTGTTACAGTTGAGCTTGAAGAAGCAGATACTATAAGAATATCTACAACTCCATTTGAGCCACCACTATTTACAATAATAACGTCACCAGCAGTTAACAATAAATAATCGGTTAAAAAATAATCAGGATCATCTATCGTTCCGATGGCATCACCGTCAGTATAGTACCACAGAGAGTTTGAATCCCCCATTTGAGAGATTTTCTTTATTGGATTACTAGTTGCATAAGCCATAATATATCTCCTTTCCTATTCTGCACAGAGCTGTACTCTAGCTCCATCGCCATCAATTAAAACTGCACCCAAACTTAACATTGAAGTAATCAAGTGAGAAACCTTTTCAGGGATATAGTTAATTTCTGTTCTCACGTCTGAGCCGATACCTAGACCACACGCTGACTTATGAAAAGCCAATGTTTGTCTATCGGTAGCGACTGTAAGACCTGAATGAGAAAATAACAAGAATCCCATCCATCGTTTCGCAGTTTGTTCACCACTTAAGAATGGAAGTTCTGCAGGCCCGACATAATCTTGCGAAGCGAATTGTTGGACACCCAACAAATCCCCCCACTGTTCGGGGCCAACAGCCCAGTACCTTTGGTTGTCGTCAGGAACATCATTGTTCCCAAAAACAGTAAGCATGTTTTGTGCCTTTATCAACGTCATATTAGTCGCTGAAGAATTGATATTGTTAGCAATAGATGTAGCTGCTTTTAAAACAGCAACAATGACATCATCGGTTTTTCTTCCTAACGCATAAGCTGCGTTTCGTGCAAGAACCCCTCTTTCGTCAATATTTGTTTTAAGCTCATCTAATTTGTCAACATAATCTGCTGCATAGTAATCAGCAAGCGTAGCTGAAACATTGGAGTGTGCGCTATTCATAGCAACAACTTCAGCGTGTCTAGCTTTAGTTGTAGCTGTTCCTTTTGCGAGCTTTTGGAATTTGACAGAAGAACCACTAACACCGTTAACAGTCCTTACCAAACTCTTGAGCTTTGCTCCCATGCGTTGATACGCCATGTGAACTTCAGCTTCAAACTGAGTTATAAAGGCATTGGTTATCGTACTTGCCATTATATGCTCCTATTCAAAGGTTAATTAAAATTTCACTTATCTCTCTTGATTGCTTCGTGTTATCCATAGTCGACATAGGCACAAATAACCACAAAAAAGGGCTTAGTCTGTTTATTTCAGATTTTTCAGAAAATTTCAACGCACATTATGTATTCTGTGTTGAAATTCTTTCAATATGTTGGGGTTGTCTTTAAAAACAGCCATTAAGCCATTTGCAATACTATTAATCGTAGTTTCTTCTTTTGATTCTGTATCCAATGGTTGTCCAGTTTGTGTTAAACTGTAGTAATAAACTATGGCGTGAAGAACTTCGTGCAGTAAAGTACAAGCATAATCACGATCCGATAAATCCTCTTGTATGGAAATAACATTCTTTCGATGGTCAAATTCACCATAGGAATCGGAAGGCTTTGAAAAGGAAGCCTTCTCGATAATAATATCTATTTCTTGGTATCCAACTTTTACTTTAGAGTTTCGCTGGCTCTGTACCGTATTTTTTCTCATATAGCGTTGTAACCCTATCAATGTATCCTTGATCTTTTCTCGCATCATCCCAATATCGAGGATCACGCATCATAGATCGTAAATCATTTTCACTTGGAGCTACATCTACAGCCATACCTTCTTTTGGCATTGGCACATCTTTTGCTAGATTCATTAATGATTCTAAAGCAACTATGTTTTCAGCAGTTGTCGCCATATTTGATATTCGTTCATAGTTCTCTGGTGAAAGATTTTTTTTTGCAAACATTTCTACTGCTTCCACTCTTTCATTTCCATTATCGCCTAATGCTTCAATTTCTGCTTTTTCATCAGGAATGTCGGCAACAGCATTTTCTACAAAAGCATTAACGCCATTATTAAATTCATCTTGTGATAATCCTTTGTTTGAAGCAAATTCACCCCACCATTTAACAATCGGCAATTCAGTATCAAGATTAACTTCCACTCCTTCAGGCATCTCAGGTGTAATTAAATCATATCCTTCCGTTGGTACATTTTGTTGTGTTTCATTTGTCATATCTTCCCGAATAGATTTTGATAATTCATCTGTTCGTTGTCCTAATTTTGATTCTAATGCCTTATAGGAAGAACCTAATGCTTCTACATTAACTTCACTCCTATCTGTATCCCAAAACTTTTCAGGGATATATTCAGGTCGTTCTACCGTTTCCTGAGTTTCTTGTGGTTGTCCAGTTTCTTCAGCCATTTATTTTTCCTTTCCTTTGTTTATTCGATCTTGAATAATGGCAAATAGAAAACGCATACCCTCTAAATGAAAGAGCCTATTCGCTTCTACATTCGGGCCACTTACAGCTCCAGTCGTAATGGATTTTAAATAATCCAATACAAGTTGTCCATTGTCATCTTTAAATGCAATGGCAAATGCTTTATTAATTCTACTCTCAAGTTCGTCAGGTCGTTCATATCCGTCAACAGTCTGTTTTTTAACTTGAGGTTTCTTATTGTCCTTGAGGTCTTTCCAGTTCATTATTTCCCAATGTACCTTGTTGTTGCATGGTTTGCAACTGATTTGCTAATTCTTGTTGTTCTGCTGCATCTCGAATGAGCTTTTCAGGAAGGTTCATTTTCTCAGCTAGATATTTAGCCACTTCATCTTGTTTGACAATCATATTCAGCATTTGAGGGCCGAATGTCATTCCAATGATTTCATTGAAACGAGTAACATCAGCAACATCTTGTTGATGCTGTGCTTGTGCCAATGGTGATCGAGGAATAACTTTTACTTCCCGACCATCAATTCTTGGAAGTTCTATTCTTCCTTGTTTTGTCAGTATTCTAATAACCCGTCTTAATAATGGATTAACAAACTCCGATTGAAGTCTGCCAAAGGAAGAACCAATCTGTCTTGACAAGTCAGCCATTCGTTCTGATACTTCAGTAGCAGACATTGGCGTTCCTTCAGGTTTTCCTAATGTTTCCATATATAATGCTCTCTTGATGTTTTGTCGCATATCACTCAACACAAGTTGAGCCACATCAAAATTTCCAGCAGCAGCTATCGGGATCAATCCTCTTGAACCCGGCGATACGGGAATGAGAGAACCCGGCACTAGTTGAATATTATCTGGATTAACTACTCCATCATCTTCAAAAGTATAGATTCCACTAATTGCCATCTGTGCATTTTGTAAAATTAATTCTACTGTCAGGTTCGTTGTCTTGATTGCTGCCATCGCATTAAAGACTGGGCCTCGACCATACACCTCTCCTGATGCTTTGTTCCACCTAAAGACAATGTACGGATTGGAGGCGTTTCCTCTTAATTCCCTTTCCTCAATCATTACTTTCTCTTTAGGAAGAACCACACAATATTTCCATTTTTCTACATTGGGTTCATCATACAAGCGCATCGTTCCTTCAACAACCATCGCTTTTGAATTGTTCTTTCTTGTCTTTTGAAGAAGATCAACGGGAATCAATCCCTTTGGATACATAATCTGTAAATCCTCATAATCGACATAGCGTGTTCTGAATATCTGATCTATCCTATTGTCAGGCCCGATATTCAAAGTTAGTCTTGGCAATGGAATTGCATTAAACTTTAATGGACTTACTGCATCCCCTTCCTCTACGAGAAGGCAACCAGTACCAATAGCCAAATCCATAAATGTTTCGTGAACTTCCGTATTGAAGTTTGATGATTGCAATACTTCAAAGACATAAGATGTAATTCCATCCAACTGTTCATTAATCATTGGCTTCTGTTCATCTGGTATTTCCGAACCAGCTTCAAAGTCAGCCCATCTTGCAAAGGTAGGTGTCATACCAGCTTGAAGTCGTGATGCAAATTCTTGTATCCCAACTACTGCTGTTTCATCGAATATCTTGTCCGTTCTTCTTGAACCCGGCGTTTCCTCAAAGAAAGATTCCCGTTGAGGCATAGTATATTCATATGCTTCCTCAAACTTCTCTTTCCAATAATCCTTTATTCCCTCTGCCTTTTTATACCTTTTTAGAAAGGTTCCAACTTTTGAATCGTTATCAGAAGTCATTGGACTAATATCTATATTTTCATAAACCATTATGTACTCACTATCTTAGCTTTAATTGTTTTGCCTGATCTTTTCAGTAATGTTCTGTCTGCATCATCAGTAACAGTTCCACCACCTTTAGTAACTGCTTTTAAAGATGTAAATCTTGTTTCATTGCTTAAAGATTTTTTTGTATCTGTTCTTGTTTCAGTAATATTAGATGATGATACTTCTTGTTCTTTTCCATTCCCAGTTCCTTTGGATTTTACTCCATAGGAAGATGTTGTTCCAGCCATATTACTATAAAATTTATTTAAGTATTGGTCATATCCAGCTTGTCCTTTATTTTTCCAAGCATCAGCGGCAGACATTCTCATTAATGTTCCAGCTCCCATTGGAACTGAGAATGATAATGCTGCTAAAGTCATTGCTTTTATTTTTTTCTGTCTTTGGTGCATTGATGATGAGATGGCAGTAGATGTCATGATTCCAGTTGGATCACCTGATCCCATAGCAGAATTAGATATGCCATATTTCAATTCCTTCCATAATGCAGAACCTTTTGCAACTCCAGATTTCTCTAAATATTCATTTGTATATTTGGATGCTTCCTCTCCAAACATCTCTGTTTCTTTTAATCTTTTTTCAGATATTTTTCCTTCGCCATAGGCTTTTCCAGCTCCGTATCTTTGAGCATCAATCCTTGACTGAACATAATGTCTTCCTTCCTCAACTCCAGTTGTCTTTAATTCAAATTTTCTATCCTCTTTTTTCTGTTTTTCCCTCAGACGTTCGGCTGCATCGGCGTATCTCTTATCCCTTTTCGCCTTCGCCTCCAGCTCCTTGGCTTTCTTATCTAATTTTGCCTGTCTTTCATCGTGTGCGCTTTGATTAGATCCACCAGATCCACCTCCACCAGAATAACTTCCACTATCAGTATTGCTGCTGCTACTTGCTCCACCTTTACTGGACACTATGTTTCCTCTCCTTCATAGAAGAATCCTCCACCACCAGCTTTGGAGAAAAGGGATCGAGTGCCAACCATTCCTTGTTCCTTACGCCACTTCTTTTCCTTGTCTTTTTCGGCTTTAGCTTTCTTTTCAGCTTCTTCCTCCAGTCGTCTTGCTTCCATCTGTTTTTCTAGTTCTATATCACGAGGAGGGTCTTTTGTTTTAAATATTCCCATAATTATAACTTTATCTCATTAAATCCCTTTCTTTTCAACGCACAAAATAATTGATGGGGTGAAAAGATTAAAAAGTGGTTTAATCCCAATAATCGCTGAACATAAGAGGT